CCCAGAACAAGATGATTCATTATATGATAATGCAATTGGATCATCAAACTATACTGCTCCTGGTTCCCATCGTTTAAAAATTAGTGTAAAACTAGTAGAATTTGCTCTTGATGCTATTACTGATAAGAATTTCATTCAACTACTAACCGTTTCTAGTGGTGTAGTAAAATCTAAAGTAACTCAAACTGATTATAATTTACTTGAAGAAACTCTAGCTAGAAGAACTTTTGATGAAAGCGGCGATTATGTTGTAGATAATTTTGCGATTGATATTAGAGAATATGCACAAAAAGAGGGTAATAATGGTATTTTCTCAGAAGATGAGTTTGGATTATATAATGGATTATCGTCAGCAGAATCTTTGAAAAAAATGATTGCCAGCGTAGGTCCTGGAAAAGCATACGTCAAAGGATATGAAATTGTAAATAAAGAAACAAAATACTTACCAATTAATAAAGCAAGAGAAAGTTTAAGTAGTGATAACGTAACTCTCAAAACAAAAGGTCTTCCAACATTTAGCATTACAAATGTTTATGGTAGTGTCCCACTTAACAAAGAGGGATCCGATCTTACAGCATATCCAGATATATTTTTGTATTCAACATTTAATGATGGATCTATTGGTTTGAATAATACAGAATCTTCTTCCGATCATAGACAAACATTAGATCGAAGAGGGCAAATTTTTAATAGTGATGATGCTATCAAAACCATAACAATTCAAGTAACCAATACAACTACAACTATAGCATCAATTACTGATGGTACATTTCAAAATGTAATCGGAACACTATATTATGTAAAAACAAGAAGTGATACTGGATCACCAACAGCTATTGGTAGTGTAAAATCAATATCATACGCTGTTGTAAGTAAACCACTTGTCAATCCAAATCTTGCAGTTAAATTTATTGAAATAACTGTTCTTGGACCAAAAAATGAATTGGAACTTCTTTTACTTGAATATGATAATGGAGATCCAAATTTTCTTCGCAAAATTTACTTAACCCAAGCAGCTGCTCAATTAGGAGCAAACAATTCAGAATTTGGATTTATTGTTGACTACAGACCAACAATTACTCCAGTAATAGGAAAAGCAAAACCAAGTAATTTCTTTTTACAAAGTAGAGGTTCTGGTTTTAATTCAGATTCTGATATTGTAATTTCAAAAGGGCGCTTATCTGGTGGAGCACCAGCGTACAATACTATTTTTGGATTGTCATATTTTGATCCATCATTCTTCACTAAGATTACTCTAGAATCGCCTCCAGGCGGGGTTGGATCTTTTGATATAGGAAAGTATGTATTTGGTCTTGAAAGTGGCGCTTATGGCGTTGTAGAGGGTGCTCCTTCAGGTGTATACACTACCAACAATTTATTGTTTATCAAAACTCTTTCTGGAAGATTTTTATCTGGAGAAACAGTTAGAGATGAATCTGGAAGTACAGTAAAAATTGCAAAAGATAATACTATCTCCCATTTTGTTGTTCAAAATAGAGGTCTTGGATATGCAGATGGAATAACAGTTATTATTAATGGACTAGAGTTTGATGCATCAAAAATTGAATTGTTGAAAACAAATGCTGGATCTATTTACAAAGCAGTTATCAATAATCGTCGAGCTGTAAATATTGAATATTCCCAACCGCCAGCTGTTACAGTTAAACTTCCAAGTGGCGCAGTAACGCCAAGTGCTGGGGCAGCAATTGTTCCAGTTTTATTCAGAGATACTGTAGTTACTTATTCTCCTCAAAATGTAAAATCAGTTGGTTGTAGATATGGTTCTGGAAATGCAAATGTTTTTAGTGCAGATGCAGTAGTAGATAGTAAAGTATTTTCAGAAATTAAGTCAGTTACAGATTTTACATTCTTTGGATCTGTTGGATCTGATTTTATAGAATCAACAAGTTTTAGTGCAGATGCAAGTACTGCAGTAACACAAGGAGATGTAGTACAATTTTCTGACACTAATAATAATTTAATTCGTGCAGTTGTTCAATCTGCTACAACTCCATCTGGATCTGCAAAAACTAGAATTTATCTTGATACTGTTCTACCTGGAAATGTAACAAATACAAGTATTGTTCGTTTGAGACCAGTACTTAAAAATCCTAACTCAGGAACACTTCTATTTCCATCTGGAAGTAAGCAAGTTGGTAAGATATCTTCGGGTGGAGATGATAGTAAAATCAAATACTACTTCCGTAGAGATTTTGTAACTACAGCTTCTGCTGGTGGTGGTACTATTACTTTTGCCGCACAACTTCCATTTGGAACTCAAAGATTTGCAGCATTTACAGAAGAAAATTATATCATTACAGTTTTAGATAAAGGTGATGCTCCAAATATTCAAAATGGAGATATCATTTATGTTAATGAAGACTCTGTAGAAGTTTCTTCTGCAACTGATACTGCAAGTGGTCTAACATCGGGAAGTATCAGTCTGCAACTTCCATCAACATATTTTGGAACTATTCCAACAAATGGAACATTTCCAAAACTAAAGTTGACAGCAACATTAGAAGTTAGTAATGCAAAACCAAGACTAAAAACGTCAATAAAAAATAAAAGAATTACAGTCAATTCTTCTGGGGACAGAGTTATTCCATTCAGAGGAAATGATTATGATGTAGAAACTGTAGAGATTCTTTCATATTCTGATGCGTACAAATTAAAATATGTTTATGAAGGTACAAGCACTACTCCACCAGATGTTGATAGTGCAGGTAATTTGATCTCTGGAACTGATGTTACAGCAAGATTTACATTTGATAACGGTCAAAGAGATACAATTTATGATGTTTCTAGAATTGTATTAAAACCAGGGTTTGAACCAACAAGCGGTCAATTATTAATAGCATTTGATTATTTTGAACATTCACAAGGAGACTTCTGTACAATTGATAGTTATTTACATGAAGCGGGTGTTGATGAATCTGAAATTCCAACTTTCAATTCTTCTGTACATGGAAATCTAGAATTGAAAAATGTTTTGGATTTTAGACCAAAGGTAGATAATCAAACAATTATTCCAGGTTTCCAAGATACTTCATCATTAGAAGTGATAACTGGACAGTTTTCTGGTCCTGGATCTGTAATTGCTGCAACTCCAGCTCCAGATCTTGGATTAGAATATACATTCTCGTTTAGTCAAGTTCAATATCTTGATCGTATCGATGGCATTTTCTTAAATAAGAAAGGTGAATTTTTTGTCAAGGAAGGAAACTCATCACTCAATCCATCAAAACCAGATAGCGTTGATGATGCCGTCCCACTTTTTTATGTTTATATTCCTGCATTTACAAAGACAAGTAAGGATACAAGATTAACTCCAGTAGACAATCGTAGATATACGATGCGTGATATTGGAAAACTTGAAAAGCGTATTGAACGCCTTGAGTATTATACAACTCTAAGTATTCTTGAGCAACAAGCTCTCAACATGCAAGTCAAAGATGAAATTGGATTGGATAGATTTAAGAGTGGATTTTTTGTAGATAACTTTGAATCCCATAGAGTTGGTAATCTTACATCTCTTGATTATAAGTGTGCAATCGATAGTCAACAATCTGTTCTGCGTCCACAATCAAAAGAAAACTCTGTAACATTAAAAGAAGTTAATACCAGAGAGGATCAGAGAGCAGTTGCTGGATATGCGAAAACTAAGAATATTATTACACTTCCATATAAATCATTAGAACTTCTTGGAAATTCTTTTGCTTTTAAAACTATCAATCCAAATCCATTTGTTGTTATTCAATATGTTGGAGATGCAGAAGTTTCTCCAAATATTGATCAATGGTATGATCAAAATATAGATCCTATTGTTGTAGATACAAATACATCAATATTCAATATCTTTTTGGCAAAGAGCGATTCAAAAGAAAGTTTTTCTAGTCTATACAATTCATTTGTCATAAATTGGGTGGGAACATCTCCAGCATTTACTAGTATCAATTCTCTGGGAGAAGTAAATACTCAACAAGCAACATCTGTAGTAACTTCTGCCTCTGTTGCAAGCACTTCAAATATCAGTCCTCAAAATAATGATATAGGTAAAGGTGTTCAGAGTAAGTCAATCAATAATAAATTGGTGTCAACATCGTTATCATTTTTTGCTAGAAGTATTCCAGTAAAATATGTACTCAGAAGATTAAAACCAAATACAACCGTTAGTGTTTTTCTGGAAGGTAGGAAGATTGATCGTTGGGTAAATCCAGATCTAAGATTTACTGGAATTGCTGGTAATTCTTTGTCTTCTTTTAACGGTAAAATTACTACAGATGAAAATGGTAATGCAAGTGGTTTGATTCTTGTTCCAGCTGGACCTCCACCAAGAGAGAACGCTACATGGACTGGTGATGTCAATACAATTGATTATGATACTAGTGGAGGGGATATCCGTTTAACAACTGGAAATTTAACATTTAGATTTACTTCTAGCGCAACAGATGCTTCTAAAGATACTGTCGATACATATGCAGAAGTAAAATATTATGCTACTGGTATCTTGCCCGAAAATCCAGTAAGTATTGTGTCAACAAAACCAGCATACTTCAAATCTAATGAAGGTGTGCAGATTATTGACAATAATACAGATAATCCATTAAGACCAAACCCACTTGCTCAAACTTTCAAAATCCAGAATTTTGATGGTGGGTTATTTGCAACTGGTGTTGATCTCTTTTTCTCAACAAAAAGTACAAATATTCCAATTAAGATTTATCTGACTGATGTTGTATCTGGTAAACCAGGGAAAAATGTTATTCCTGGAACAGAAAGAGTCTTAAACCCAAATACATTCCTCAAATGTTATACAAGTGGTAATGTTACTGTAACCAAGGGAGAAAGTGTAACAGGATCTAAATCTGCTGCTAGTGGACCGATTCTTAAAATTATTGATAAAAATGGAGTAGAAGTAGTAGCATCTGCTTCTGGTAAGTTCTCTCTTACTAACGAACAGGTTTATACTCTTGTTCTAGGTAATCATAATGGTAAATCATTTATCCAAAATGAAGATCTTACAATTCCATCTGTAGTTCTGGCAAATGCTACTGGCGGAACTGATTTAAAAGTAACTATCGCAAAAGACAGCGGTAGATTATCTGATATTAGAATCAAGAATACTGGATCAAATTATGATACTGCAATTTTAACAATTGAAAGTCCACAACTTCCAGGTGGTTCTGTTGCAACAGCACGTATTGAAGTTTCTGGTGGTAAAATTTATAATGCTGAAATTACACTTTCTGGTTTTGGTTATACAGAACCACCATCAGTAGTTGTCAAAAGTCCTGGTAATAATGCTGGTGGATGTGAAATAGAAACATTCATAGAGATTGATGCACCAGCTGTTCAAATGGGCGTCGCAACCGATATTGTTGGTGTTACAAATTCTACAATACCAACTCATTTTGCATTTGATTATCCCGTGTATTTACAGAATGATACCGAATATGCTATGGCAGTAGAAACCGATTCAGTAGAATATAAAATATGGGCATCTAAATTGGGAGAAGTTGATATTGCAACTAGTACTGTTATTACAACGCAACCTTCTCTTGGATCTGTTTACAAATCTCAAAATGTTGATGATTGGACAGAAGATAAATTTGAAGATCTTAAATTTAAACTATACAGAGCAGAATTTACAATCACAAGACCAGCAGAGCTTTTACTGACAAATGAAAATCTTGGTTATGAATTACTAAATTCAGATCCATTTGAAACAAATGCTGCGTCAAGTACAAATGCAACTTCAAAACTATTTAAAAATAATAATGATATTGTTAAAGTAAGTCATCGAGATAACGGTTTTGAAGACTCTGGAAAATCGTATGTGTTTTTTAGAAGTGCTCAAGAAGTTGCTGGTGTGACATCAAACATTTTGAACAATACTTTATTCAAAATTAGTAATTCTGGAATTGACATTTATAATATTAAATCTTCATCAAAAGCAACTGGCAATTCATTTGGAGGAGGCAAGTCTGTTTATGCAACCTTCAATAGAAAATTTGAAGTCTTATATCCACAAATTCAATATCTAACAGTAACTGGAACAAAAATTGAATCATCAGTAAAAACTACAAATATTGTTCCAGTTGATTCTAAAACTACAAATTATGTTTCTTACTCACAAACTAGTGATTTTGAAAAAACATTTTTGAATGAACCTCACTATTTTACAAATCAAAAAATTATAGCATCAAGAATTAATGAATCATTAAATAATTTAACAAGATCACTAACTTATAAAATTTTATTAACATCTACTAAATCTTATTTGTCACCTGTAATTGATTTGTCAAGTGCATCAGTAAAGAGTAGTACAAATAGAATTGAAAGTGCATCTGGTCAAGAAAATAGATTTGGAAGAAGAGATCAAGTAATTGAATTTTATCCAGTTTATCAATTCCAATTAGTTGGTAACGGTTCTACACAAATTCAATCGGGACAAACAATTCAAGGATACAATACTAAAGCTGTTGGCAGTATTGCTAGTGTGTCTGGTAGCGTTGTCTATGTAAGAGTTAAGACAACTCAATTTTTTGAAAGAGGAGAAAGAGTCATTCTTGGAAATCAATTATCATTAACAGAAACTGTTGGTGGAGTTAGTTTACCAAAAGTCAAAATTGATAGTAATCCGTCCCAAGTATTTGTTACTATTCCTGATGCATCAACAATTGTTGCTCGTAATCCATCATCTATACTACAGACATATGATAATATTATTACTGGTAAAACTGTAATTTGGAATAATAAAACACAAGAATTGATTGTTCGCACAGACGTTCAACCAATTATCGATGATTTTAATTCTAGAATTATTGATAATGCATTATTCAATAGAAATGCAGTTGTGCTTGATCAAATTGCTGATATTTTTAGAGTCGGTGATTTTATTAAATACCCAGCTCAACCAGATGCAGAAGCAGCATATTGGGAAGTTGGAAAGGTGAAGTATAGAGATGGTATTGATTTTGTTCCTGATGATACATCGAAGAATAGTTCTTCTGTTGCTAAGTATGTAACAAAAGAAGTTTCAATTAATAATCCAGCAACTTCAATCGATGTTCGTTTGACAGCAAATCTTAAAGATGTTCAAAATATTGAAGTTCTTTACCGATACAAAAAGGCATCAAGTCAAGAAAACTTTGAAGATATTGATTGGATTTATTTCAATAAAGATGGAGAACCAGATACACTAGAGATTGCTACAAGTGAAAATACTATTTCTTCAGTTACAGAAAAGCAATCTTCATATCAAGAATTCAAATATAGTGTTTCTAACCTACCAGAATTTTCATCATTTGCTGTCAAGATTGTAATGAAGTCTGTTGATCCTGCTTATGTGCCCAAGATCCAAGATATTCGTGCTGTAGCATCTTTCTAATTTCCGCACATGGATTATATCAAAGTTGCTGGACATGATGGTCTTGTGAGAGATGAAACTACGGGTGCCATCTTGAATTTGGATGATTCTGCTATTGAGGCAAGACGTAAATCAAAACACCTCGGTTCCGCATTAGAAGACATAAATATGTTGAAGAATGAAGTTTCTGAGATCAAAACTTTACTTAGAGAGTTAATCAAAAATGCCAGCAATTCAAGTAGCTAGAACTGATACCTTTGAACAGCAAAGGCAGAAGATCAATCAGTTAGGATCTACCCTTTTTAATATTACTGCTGGTGGTAGTGACCTTTCAACAGGGAATTTGAAACTTGGAAATGGTACTAGAATCGCTCCATCCCTAGCGTTTATTAGTCAAGAATCTTTGGGAATTTACAAATCAAACGTAAATACAATTGGAATTGTAAGTTCTGGTAAAAAAATTGCCGATTATTCAGAAACTAATATATTAAGTTATAAAAATTTTACCATACAACAAAATATTTTAAACAAAGCAGGATTAGCTATTTTAAATTATGGTCAAAATTATACTGCTGGAATATATCAAAATATTAAATTATTTGGAGGAACTGGTGATGATGCTAGTTTAGATATTACGGTAACGGAATATGCTGGAATTTTTAATAGTTTAGGAAAAAATTATTTTAAAGGAAATTATTCAGCAATACCGTTAATTGGTGGATCTGGAACTGGATCTATTGCATCTTTTACTATTGAAGGTATTAATGGAAATATTACAAATGCTGGAATCTCATATATTCCTGGAAATTATAACAATATTCCTTTAACTGGTGGATCTGGAACTGGAGCGAAAGCAAATGTAAGTATTAATGGAACAACCACATTAAATGGATCGATATCTGCTTCTGGATCTTCTTATACCCAAGGAGTTTATAACTTTATTGAATTTTTAAATACTCCAACAAGTACATTTGTATTGACATCAATAGCAAATCCTGGCACACCTCCACCAAATAATGTTTATCAGGTTGATGGTGTTACGCAGAACTCTCTTACATTGATACGAGGTAATACTTATAGATTTAACGTTTCGAGTTCAACTTTAGATACACATCCATTAATTTTTAGAACTACAGATAATCAACTTTTATCACCAATTGACTACGTAGTTGTATCAAAAGGATCTATGGGAACAAGTGGTTCTTTTGTAGATTTGATCATAAAACCATCTGCTCCAACAGGAAATATTAAATATGATTGTAGCAACCATCCTGGAATGGGAGGAACGATTACTGTTGTATCTGGAACTTCTGGACAATATGGATCTGGCGGAATATCTACAGTATCTGTAAATGCTAGTGGTCAAGTATCATTATTTACTATATTAAATGCTGGTTCTGGATACAAACAAGGAGATATTCTTCAGGTTTACGCTGGCAATGTTGGAGGAACTGGATCTGGTTTTACTTACACTTTATCTGCTCCAACTTACACTGGTATTATAAATTCTATAACTATCACAGATGATGGTTTAAATTATTTGAAAAATGATGTATTGTCTATAAACAATACTAGTCTTGGTGGTCAAGGTTCTGGTTTTCAATATACAATAACTTCTGATCCTGGAATAGTAAAAAACTTCACTTTCGTTTCTAAGGGATCCAACTACGCAGTTGGTAATTTATTATCTCTACCAGCAAATATTTCTGGAGTTCAAACCACATTAAAAGGACAGGTATTTGGATTATCTACTACATTAAATACCTCTTCCTCAATAATCACTGTAACATCTACAGATGGAATTGTTTCTGGCATGAATGTTACTGTAGATCCTTTGGGAAGCACTGGTGCTTTAAATCCAAATACAACAGTTTTGAGTGTTAATAGTTTAACACAGATAACTATTTCACAAAATCCATCTTCTAATGGTGCTGCCGTACTAAACTTTAGTTCTCCTGGCAATCTTGCAACTATACAATTGTTATCCGTTGCTGGTATTGTATCTGGATCTTTTGTATCAAAAACATCTGGAACTGGAATATTAGCTCAAAATACTACAGTACAATCAATAAATTCTGTAAATAATACGATAACCCTATCATCCATTCCAACAAAAGCAGGAGCAGTAACATTAGAATTTATTCCACCATATGGATCTGGTACAGAAAATTTTGAATATGAAATAACATCAATTGGATCAATAGAATCATTTGATGTTAATGAAGGCGGTAATGGATATTCTGTGGGAGATGTTCTAACAGTAAATGCTTCAGATTTAGTACCACCTATTACATATTCTGTATTTAATAGAAGTGTACAAATTATCACATTTGTAGGTTCTGTTCCGAGTACTATTTTTTCCGTTGGTGATACGATTGTCAAAAATGCTTCTATATCAAGTCCATCTTTGATTTATCAAATAAAGTCTTCTGGTGGAATAATTCAATCTATATTAGTTCAATCTTCTGGATATGCAAACGGAGATATTATTACTGGAGTTTCTGTATCAACCGCAAATTATGAAATTAATACTGCCTCACAAACTGAATATCGATATTTTATAGATACTGGATCTGGATTGCAGGTAACTCCAAATTTAACTCTATATAAAGGAAGTAGTTATATATTCGATTTATCAGATAATTCAAATTCATCTCATTTGTTTTCGTTAAGTAAGTTTCGTGATGGAATTTGGGGACCAAGTTTAATCGAAAATATACAAACCACTCTATCTAATACATCAACACAAATTACTGTTACTAGTACTACTGGTATTTTACCAGGAATGTCGGTTTCTGTTACAAACGGAGTTGGGAGTCTTTCTATAGGATGTATTGTTTCTCAGGTAATTGGATCAAATACAGTAATTTTAAGTACCGCCCCAACATCTTCTGGAATTGCGACATTAACTTTTCGTGGAGTTGAATATACACAATCAGTAACAAGAACCAATAATTCCTTAAAAATAAAAGTTACAGAAAATACTCCCAATTTGTATTATTATTGTGCTACAAATAATAGTTCACATCAAAATGAAGGAGGAGCAGACAACGAAGAATCTTTAATTACGATTAATCCGAATAATCCTCAAATATTTGGAAGTAATTTTTCACTATCAGTTAGTCAATTAACTACTTCTGATGTAATTATTGCAAATGTAAATACTGGACAAGTATCAGCAACATCTTTTAGCGGAAATCAAGCTTCTTTTAATTCAGCATCAATTTCTGGAAGTTTGACAGTTCCTTCCATAACAAATAATTCAATAATCACATCAACTATTAGTTCTCAATCTAGTTTAGGATTATCTGGAACTTCAGTAAATATAACTGGAAATTTTAATGTTGGATCTACAGTTCAAATAATTCCTGGTAGTGGAAATATTACAACATCTGGAGTTTTACAAACTAATAATTCTCTCAATGTTAATAATATACTTGTTATTACAAATAACAATATTTCAACTGTAGGCACTAATAATATTTTATTAACTCCCCCTTCTGGAAGAGTTGCTAAAATAGATTCTACCACAGCGTTAGTAATTCCGTCTGGAACAACTGCACAAAGACCTACTACTGGTATTGTTTCTAGTGGATCTATACGATTTAATACGGATACTAATCAATATGAAGGATATAGTGGTACTACCTCTTCTTGGTCTTCTCTTGGTGGAGTAAGAGATCTTGATGGTAATACTTATATTACTGCTGAATTTACAATTGGATCAAATGACAATACTTTATGGTTTTATAATGATAGTATCAATACTGTAAAGTTTACACCAGAATATCAAGAATTTGTAAGTGTAAAGAAGGTAAGATCCGTTAATACTTCTGCTCCTACTTATGTAGATTGGGCGGCAAACACTCCAGTTACTGTAGGGCAGTACTTAAAATACAGATATAATATCTATGAAGTTG